GAAGGGCTAAACGTCCTTCTGGTCCCACGACCACCCATACGTGTGGCCGCGGAGACTTCGGTCAGGTGTAACAACCTGGTTGAGGGTTTCAGTAGCTTCCGTAACGGATAAAACCGGGTCATACCCGTGTGCTACTACTTGTAGCATTCGTTGTATGATCGGCGTGGTCCGATTGGAAGGGAGAAGAGGATTCTTTTGTGGAAGCCTCTTGGATAGGAAGCGCAGGAGTGACTTCTGTTTTGAAGACACTCTTGTGCTTGATTGGACCAGCTTGGCTAACTCGTCTGCGCTGGATGGTACGCGGCGTTTTCCCCAATCTAACCTTTTCTGCGCCTCTTTAGTGAGGGAGATAGGTGATCGGTGGTTAACTTTCGCGCGCTTTCCTTCCCGGGCGAGTCCCACAGTTAGTTCCAGACGGGCCTGCGATAGGGTAATTAACTTACCTGCGGACTTCTTCGGAGCCTGGGCGTGCTTGCCTAATTCAGCAAGCGCGCTCCTCGCCTCAGGAACTTGTTCCAATGTGCTTCTGCGCATTGGTCCAAACCTGAGGTAGGCGGTGAAGAGGGGTCCTGCAAGGGAGTTTTGTACTCTGGATCGGGTCCCGTCCCCGCCCAGGGCTATTGGCCCTGGGTAGGATCCCTTGGCCTTCGACCGGTTAAGTGTCTGCTTAATCAGCCACTTAATAGGCTTCGGATGCCGGGCTTTAAGCTCTTTCCTGATGCTCTCTTTAATTGCGAAGAGGTCATCAGAGAATCCTGCTTTCTGCTTGGCGCCGGACGCCTGCGCTATCCTCATCAGAGGGTAGCTCCGTGCGAAGGACTCGGTCTGTCCAAGAATATTCCACCTCTCAACTAGTTGTTCGCAATATACTCCAGCATCTCCATAATATGATTTGCTTGTGTTGGGCACGAGTCCTATCCGTCGAAGCCTCGCTTCGTATTGGTAGCACTGGTGCTCCGTCCATAATGCAATCAAATCATCCCCACATATCTGATAGGATGTGTGGTGGGAGTTGTTCGCTGCCCACGAGTTGCATAAGCTCAGGATCGTCCAAGACGTTCCCAAGCCCATGTGTATTCCGTTGGTGGTGACATCTCCATTATCGAGTTGTTGAGGTCCTGCGAGCATCGGAATTGTTCGAATCTCCTCATCGGTCCATTTTTGCTCCTCGGCAATCACGTAAAGAATGCGTTGTGCTAGCTTGTGTGAGATTCTGTCAGTCGCTTTTGACAGATCCGCACTGTAGAGCTTCGCTGCGTGCTTTCCGCGGAGGAAGATGGGCTCTCCTTTCAGGGTCGGTGCGTGCGCCCTCATCTTCTTTAAGAGAGGTAAAACTCTCCTGTTGAAGACTCGGGACGTGTGTGCGACAGAAGCCGGATGTAGGGATACTATCCGGACCTTCCCTCCCATCTCCTGGATGGGGAGGGACCTGATCGGTGGTGGACGCCGCATGCGACTTACCTCCTCGATGGACAGCTTGGCTGCATCATAGGGGTTCGTCTCTGCGTCGTCCACGATGAGTGATTTGAGCAGTTCCGTCTTGGATTTTCCAGAGGCAAGAAGGCCTTCCTTTTGACGTTGGGCATTGGAGAATTTCTCCGGCCCTTGCGCGCCCCAAGGATTGGCCTTGCTTCGTCCCGCGACGAGAGGCGGTGCTTTGGTTTTGGTTTTCTGCGAGTGTTTAGCAATCACTTGCGCTTCCTTAACTGTTGCTTCCGTCCCTCCTAGCTTTCTGGAGTGTTCAAGACTAGCTGAGAGTGAGGGAATGGGGAGTCGCCAATCATCTTTAGGGTTATGGAGTCGTTGCAGCGTGAATTCTGCAATGCTCTCCATATCTTTATAGTTGATTGGAGGACCAGGTTCACACCACATTCGCTGTGTTGCCTCCATTGCGTCTTCGAACTTGTGGCTGGTGTCGATGTAGATCGAGCGCGACAAGCTAGAGGCCGTAAAGAGGTTTATGCGGTGTTTTTGGACTTTAGGGTAGCGTCCTAGGGGTGAACCTGGATCCTTACTAGGGTCAAGACAGATGGCCCTCCAATGGTCGCACATAACTTTCACTACCGGGATGCCGTTGTAGTAAAATGCTGCTAGGAAGTCAATGAAACCTTTGACGAGCTGCAAGTTCCGTTTTCCACGGAACCCTTGTGGTTCGCCATAGGCCAGACACCAAGCGGCACGGAAGTTATCGTACTGCCGTCGGAGGGCTCTCCCTCTTGTACTCTGGTCCGAATCCTCACGATCTCTTTTAGACTTCCTCTTCTCCTTTTCCAAGCACTGGCTTAACCCAGTGGAAGTTCGGTGTGAGATGATTGCCTCGGCATTCATCTCGGTGGCTATCCTTGATGCTTCTTTCAAATCCTTCGGGAGGAGATAAAAGCTCTTGGGTAGCGTCCGCTTCTTTCGGGTCGACAATTCTTTTGGAGGCGCCAGAGTAATCTGCGTAACCAGAAGAGGAGTTGGCTCTTCCTCTTTCTTTACCGCGAGAACGACAGAATCGGCTACCTGCTTTGCAGGTGGGGATTTCGAAGTCCTCGGTTGTTCCAGCGGTGCTGGAGGGGGAGTGGTGCTCTTGTATTTCCTTTTGGGTGCCTTCTTACGCCGGGTTCGGCGATTAGGGAGGACCCTCTTAGGATCTATTCCGAGCATTAGAAGGGAGCGGACGACAATTCTTCGGAATTGGCCACCACCGACTAATAGGG